AAGAACTGAAGTTCCCGGCCCAGCCCCAGCCTCTTGCGCCCCAGATGAAGCGGCAGCGGCAGTTCCGCCAATTGCGGTCTGCTCGATTGGCTTTTCGCCCATAAATCTAAAAATCTTTCCAGCCCTTTCAGGTATTTTTGGTATTTCTCCTGCTGCCTTAAATGCAGCCGCCGATCCACCAGCCCCAGAAAGACCTTCAGTAACAGCCTCAGTAATTCTTTCTGCTGCCGTATCTGGTTTTGGAGTTCCAAGTGAATCTAAAAGTTTTGTTATAGCTCCACGGGATGTTTCAAAGTCAGTTCCAAAATAAGAATTAACGCCTTCAATTGCCAAATCCCCTAATCCAAACGCTAATGGGCCAACAGCAGCTCCAGCCATCATTCCGGGGGGGCCAGCAACAGCTCCAACCGTCATGCCAGCTAATGATTGAGCCGCAGGAACAGTAAGTCCGCGAGTAACAGCACCAGTCATTCCACGAACATCAGTCTCTGGCTCAACTCCAATGCTTTCTTTTGGCGCAGATTTAACTTGAGTAAGCCCAGCTTGAGTAGAAGATATTCCTGCGCCTGTAAGGCCATATCTAGCCTTTGTTTCTTCTAAAATTTTATCAACCTCGTCAGGCTCTGGCGTTGGCTGCGGCGTTGGCTGCGGCGTTGGTGCTTTGGGGTCTGCCATTTTATTAAATTTTACTCAGTTGGAAAAACTCTATTATTGAATGCATCAATTCTTGCTGATTTATCAACAAGGCTCTTAAATCTTTTAAGGTCTTTCTTGTATTGTGCTGATTCTTTATCTGTTTCAGATTTAAGGGTTGACATTAATGAATTTAATTCATTTGCTTCATTCGGATTCATTTCAAGAATTGGCAAAGTTTGAATTGGAACATATTTAGGCTCCACTTCCCTAATTTTCATAAACGCATTGCCAGAAGACTTAATTACTCCACTTCTCATGTCGCTCAGTCGAGACAATAGTATTTCTGCACTTTGCGCTTGTTCAATACTTCCTTTTGTAGATTGGAGTGCTTTTCTTTCGCCTTCCGTAAGGGAACCAAGTCCAGATGCACCTGTTGGAGAAAGTGATTTAAGTTCACCAAGTTTTTCAAATCCAATATTAGATTTCACAGATTCTAACGCTTCTGCAACATTAAAAATATCTTGTAATCTTTTTTCTGAAGGCTTGTATCCTGCAAGTGCAAGAAATTGTTGCCAACCAGCAACATCCCCAATAATTGGAAGAGGTTTCCCTGATTGATAACTTTGTGTAATAATACCAACAGCCTCTGGATTTGTATTTATTAGAGATATTGCTTGATCTATTAGATCAATATTTACAAGCGTATCATCAAGCTTTGTTTTTTGAGCATCCAAATATTGTCTATCGTCTTTTAGCTTTTTAGTTTCAGCATCAAGCCTGTCTCGATCAGCTTTTTCTCTTTCAATGGCTTGTTTGTTTTGAGCTAAAATAAGATTTTCTTTATCTATTCCACGCTTTTCTACCTCTCCGCTCGTGTCTTCTGGGCGCAAACTCCATTTAAAAGTTCTTGGATTTTGTTCTGGAATAAGTTTCCAGTATGCAGTGGAAAGTTTAGCGGCAGCATCATAGGCTTTTGCTGATTCGCTTGGCTCAAACTCAATTCCAGCAACATTTCTTGGAGCTTTAATATCAGTTGGTTGCTCTGGCAATTTGCCAATTGCTTGAACTTCAGCTAATGGGGGCGTTGGAGCGGGAGCTGCCTCTGGCTGAACTTGAACGCCAGTTAATGCAGTTCCTTGAGTTGATACACGCTGAACACTTGGCATTATATCTGGCTCAGGAATTATATCTGGTGGAGTGCCAACAACTATTGGAGATGGTTGCTGAATTGGAGATGGTTGCTGAATAGGTGCTGCTTCTGGAGGTGGTTCTGCTATATTTACTTCTTTTGCGGGTTCCCAATCGCCAACAGGAGTAGCGTCTGGAAGCACTGATTCGACTGGTGTTGGTGTTACAAAATCTCTATCAATATTTGTTTTTCGAGGACTTGGTTTTACTACTGGAGTATTTCCAGATGGATTTACCATACCAAGTCTTTTAGCAGCCTCTCTGATTCCACTTATTCTTTCAGGCAAGTCCGCTGACAAACCTTCTTCTGCGGTAGTTTTTAGAATTAGTTCATCAATAAATTGCTTATTTTTTGTCTGCTGCTTTGCTTCTTCAAGAAGTAGTTCATATCCATATTTACGTTTCTCTTTCTCCTTTTCCTCTTCCTTCTCATACCTAGCGGTAATTCCACCAAGCGCACCCTTTGCAATATTGCTAATAGCACCAGCAATACCTTCAGTAACAAGCTCTGGTCGAGAAGACTGAATTTCAATTTTATCAAGTGGACGAAACTGAAGATTTGCACCGCGAGTTACATCAATTGCAGGCAAAGGTTGCAAACCAGATAGGTTAGCGAATTGAGGATTGAAAGAGTAGTCAGCCATTAGGAGCCTCCAAAAGTAAGATTAGATGTAGAAGGAAGTTTGAACAGATTAGCAGGTTGACCAGTTCCAGCAGCACCGACATTAGCCGCCATTGCAGATCCGGGCATAACTGGAGCGGGAGCAACTGCACCAGCACCACCAATACCCATAGAAGCTGCTTTCTGAGCTTGAGTAGCCTGTCCTGCACCACCAGCGATTGCGCTAGAGCCAGTGGCAGATTGAGCCTGTTGTGCAGCGGAAAGTGATGCTTGGTCTGCAATTTGTTGTTGAGTTCCATACTGACCTAGTTGCTGACGAGCAGCGGCCTCGCCTTGTTGTGCCGCAGCACTGGCTTGTTGTTGTTGACGCTCAATTTCAGCCCTTTTGCGAGCCTCTTCAGCGGCACGAGCTTGAGCTTGTTGCATCGCAAACATCGCAGCCATTGGGTCTGGCCCAGATGGTTGACTAGAGCCTCCGCCCTCGCCTCCGCCGCTTGATTTTTTGCTTCCACCCATATTATTGTCCTCCGAATGTCAGACCTTTAGTTTGTGGAAGATTAAACATATTTGCTGTCCGACTCTTTGGCCCCATGTCTGTAGTATCAGAATCCATGCCATAATATGGAAGACCACCCATTGGAATATTTCCAGTTCCAGCTAGATTAGCGGCTTGTTCTCCGCGAGCCTTGCCAATATCGAATCCTCCGCCAATAGCGGCAGAACCAGCGGAGCCAAATGCTTTTTGCTGGGCTTCAGATGCTGCCATATCTTGTGCTTTCTGCATTGCTCCAGCCTGAGATAGCGTTTGCTGTGCAGCCATTTCACCTTGACGGGCGGAAGCGAGAGCAGATTGACGCTGAGTTTCAAGCATCGCTTCTTCCTGCGCCTTTCGAGCAGCTTCAGCCTGTGCAGCTTGTGCAGCCTGCATTTGAGCCAAATATGCCATCATTGGATCTGGCCCAGATTGTTGTTTAGATTTTCCGCCTCCGCCTTTGCCTCCGCCCATATTATTAAATAAGTTGAGTGTTAATGTTTAGTTTTTTTCTTGCCTCATGGCATAACTCGCCATTTGGTTTAAATTGCCTACAAGAATCAGGTCTGTCAAAATAAATTGAACAGGAAACGCAACTTCCAACAATTCCTTCAAGGGCAATGCATCTATTGTTTTCAGTTTTCATTAAAGGATAATCCATTCTTTGCATTTCTTTAGGGATCTTTTCGCAATCCGATCTATCTCGTCTAAGAACAGGCCAAGACCATTTATAAGAGCAACAAGCACCACATGAAATACAATCATTTTCAGTTACTTCTTCCATTCAATAGGACGAAATCCCAAGTCATCAATAACAATGTCTTCATATGGGGCCATGTCGCTGATATTTGTGATTGTAGCATTGAGTTTAGGGCAGTGGACATGACGATCTAAATGGCGATTAACGCAATTAAAACAAGTTGGGTAGAAATCAGCATTGAGTGACTTATCTGGATTGTTTTTCCAATTCTGATTTTCTTTAATGTATCGAGTAGGATCAGGCTCAATCCCGTTATCTTCTAAATACCAGAAGATTTCCTCATCTGTCCAGTCACGCATTGGATAGAGAGATACGGGAGATCCGTCAACAATCCTGATGTCTTGAGCTAATGGAACATGTCCCTTAATCAAATCCGTATCCTCAAACTTTGTTCCAATATAGACAGCACCCCAAGGCCAGTTAAATGTTCCAGTAGGACGTTGTAAGAAGTCAGTCACTCCACATAGAAATTTCTCTCCTTCTTTTGGCTTTTCAGTTCCAAGCGACAAAATCACGCAATCTCGGCCCCATTGGAAGTAGTGAAGCATGTCAAAACGAACATCGCCAGTATTGACATCTGGCCCATCTGCCAATGCTACTTTCATTGGAGGATATTCATATACCTCAAGATTCCACTCTTTGATGAGGTAATCAGAATAGGCATATCGCTCACGGAATTTTGGCTGACGATATTGAATAACAGGAACATCAATCTCTGCTCCGTATCGGATAAGGTGAAGCAATGCCGTAGAGTCTTTCCCTCCGCTCCACAAAACAACTGCTCTAGGCCACCTTTTATTCCATTCCTTTATTTTATTTATTGTTTTATTTATTAGGTGTTGTCTCATTAAATAATAATCGCCGCACCAATCGCCGCACCAGCAACCGCTCCACCAGCCCCAATCATTTGTCCTGACATCGCATTTCCAGATGCAGCATTTTGAGTAGCATTGTTATACATGGCCTGCTCGTAGTTCTGCCTATTCTGTTGGGCAACATTATTGGCCTGCTGCAATTCTCCAAGGTTTTGATTGATCCAATCAGATGTAGATTGTTGCAATCTCTGACCTCCTGCAAGCACATTTTGCTGGTATTGCTGCATCGCTTGGAGATTAGCAGCTTTTGCTTGCATTTCAGCTTGAATCGCAGTAGCTGGATCTAGTCCCCCAATTGGTGCTGGAGTTTGAGCCAAATATCCTTGCTGTAGTGCCAATGCACGGAGACGAGCCTGACGACCAGCTTCTGTGCCAGCATCAAACATGGCAGAGCGTCCAATCGTTCCTTCAACTCCACTTGAATATCCAGAGCCAAGACCCTGCTTCATCGCCCAGTCTTTTGCACTTCTTTGAATAGCCTCCATGCTAGAAAGCTCTGCAACGCGACTTCCCATTTCATGCCGCATTTTAGCGGCTTCTGGATCAGTCAAACGCTCAAGTTCACGCGAACGAATGATATTCTCAACGCCAAATTCAGCCGCTTCCTTTGATGTCCTTGCGGTATCAAATGTCTGCATTGCTGGAGGCATCTGTGAAGCCATTTTAAGCAACTCAGCTTGGTTCTGAAGATACCTACCGCCTGTTGCAGATTTAGCCGCAACCAAGGCAAACATTGAAGTGTCGTCAGGTCTATTCATTTATTAAGTTTCTTCGTCACCACCAAACGTCCATCCCTTCCCAGCTTGTCCGAGAGCAGTAAGGGAAGAAGATGCGACATCCCCACCAGCTTTAATCCATGCACCTGTAATTGCTCGCTGAGATGCAAGGTTCTGGGCTTGGTTCTCAAGCATTGCTTTCTGATAGCGCATTTGAGACTGCTGATTGGCTTGCTGGATTCCGCCAAGATTTGCAAATTGATTCATAGCAGACTGAAATCCAGTCTGACCAAATTGTCCAACATTTCCAAGCATTCCCTGCTTATATGCCTCCATGGAAGCTAGGTTTTGCGCTTGAGCAGCTTGTTTTCCAGCAATAGATGTCTCTGGAGATAATCCACCAACTGGAGCCTGCTGTGATGCAAGATAGGCTTGACGCTGTGCTGCAAGATTTTCTTCGTATGATTGTTTAGCAGCCAAAGCACGATCAAACATGGCGGCACGTCCAATCGTAGAATCACCAAGTCCAGTAGCGTATTGCGAGGGAAGTCCCTGCGTCCGCATATATTCCTTCATGTAGTTCTCTACATTCTGCTTATCAGTAAGGTCTTGAATCTCCTTAGACTGACGCTGCCTAAATGCTTGCGCTTCTGGATTTGTAATTCCTTCTAATTGCCTTTGCCTAAAAATGTTCTCCAATCCCAGTTGTGCTGCCCTCTGAGATTGCTGTGACGCATCATAGGTCTGCATCTCTGGAGTCATTTTAGCATATGCCTGAAGCATGGCAGCTTGATTTTCCATCTGCTGGGCTTGAGCTTGTTGCAATGCCATAGAAATAGCAATGTCACGCGACGGATCGCGTTTAGAGATATAATCTTTTGCGTTTACTGTTGAAGCTCCACCCATTTTAAGTCAATGAATCGTAACTATAAATTTCCCTGTCCATTTTAGTCAATCCCAATTTATTCATTACATCATTTGTAAATTTAGGACGATCATCAATTAACGGGACACCAATATATCCAAGACCACCAGAAAGTTGGGCGTGCGATCTCCAGTCACTCATAACTTGGATTACATCTTGCGGCCTAGTAAATTTCGGATGGAAAGCTGGATAAACAACAGGAAGGAAAACATGGTCAGAATAGCCAAACAGCTCGCCATTCCGATAATGAGCGTAAACATTGATGTTCGGATGATTGTTAATCTTGTGGTCAAACGACTCAGCAAAGTCTTGTAGGTTTCCAAATTCAAATGAGTCTTTAGGGACAAGTCGATAATCTATCCGTGTCTTCATATTTATTAATTAAATCCAACTTTTGCATTGTTACCTGCAATATCGTTAGGAATATAATCTTTAAATCGGTTTGCCTGTTGTGCAATGATTTTTTTGCGATCAGCATAATTTCCACAAGCAGCGCAAGGAAGACATCCTTTCTCTGGATTGAATAAAGGAATGGAGGAATACAATGGAACAACGGCATCATTTTTAAAAGGAGTGATGTATTTAAACGGGAAGCTAGTTACTTCTCTAGTTGCTGTTGTAATTGATGGCATATTAGCAAGGGTTTTGGGCCAGATATTGTTTCGCCGCATTGCTTGCTGCATTTTCAGCAAGAATGCCAGCTTGGTTTTTTGCATCAATTTGAGATATGCTAGAAAGAAAGCTCGCTGATGCTGTTGCTGAAATAGATTTACTTGGATTAGCAGTGCATGGAAGACTAACCGTTCTATACTCTTTAGCCCACCAAGATTTCTGAGATGTGTCAGCTTGCTCGTATGGGCTTGGCAGGAGATCAACGGTGAGACTGGTTCCATCCTGAGAAATAACACACGATTTGACTTCTGGAGAATTAGGAACACCCGTGCTGCGCTCGCTCCAAGGATCAAGGAATACCCTCAATGACTCAACGCCAAATTCACCGCACCACTCGATAAGCATGGAGAATGCCTTATCAATGTCGTTGGTCAGTTTTGATTCACAGGTAATATACGATGCCCTTCTGGTGGTGCTTTCAGTCACTAATCTGCGATATTGTGTATTCAGAAATCCAAGGCTCTCTATCTCGTCAGAAAAGTCTGTATTGACCCACTGATAATCGTCAGTAACTGCCAATATTTTTGTTTCAAGAATACTTTGATATGTCCCCTTCGATCCTCGATACGAAGCCTTGACATCCACAGTTCCACCAATTTCGCAAGCCTCAATTTCACCATACTGGAATTGCTTGAAATCAAGTCCATCTCCTAAAAGCCCAGTTTCCATCTGGCAGTAAATTCGATTGACTTTTTCAATGATTCCCCCATCTGGATCTATGTCAAAATAGGTATCAGCTCTGCGCTCAGTGAATGCCTCCCAGAGATGATTGTATGAGCCATCATTTGTTGCTGAGTAGTCAACGGAAAAATGGAAGCAACGAGGCGCACCATCAATCACTCCAGAAATCCATTCAACGGGGCGAGTGCCAGTCCAAACGCCACACCATGCAGGAATCTTCTGTGTCCCCCACTCTGCCGCTGGAGCATAGTCAAGAACCATTGTAGCAGAGTTACAAGGCTCAAGATATGGCACGGAATAGAGAAGGTAATTCTCAAATGTCATCGCGCAAATCTTAGACGTATCTCCAGCCATGTATGCCTTTACGCGAGCCATCTCAACGTCACGATAAAGTGACTCCGATGTAACATAGACTGACGCCGCAATGTCAGCAGATATTAGTCCGCCTTGGGAATACCACCAGATTTGTCCAGCTTGGAACGAAATAGATTTGCCAGCAACGCATCCGATAGTTGGATACAATGTGGTTTGAAAGTTAGCTGTGCTTGCCCACTGCGTTCTGTCGTAGATTCCGCTTGCTAGTGAGTATGTCGCACGGTCAGTGAATACAACCAGCTTTGTGTCGTTATCCTGACCAATGTAATTCGTCATTCCAGTGACAACGCGAGCAAACGCAAAGTCACCACGTCCAGTTCCAGTCAGCCTTTCAGTAAATGATGTCGGGTCGCCAAGGTCAGATGCCAGCACGATATTCTTCGCAGAAACCCAAAGACGATTACCGCTAAATGCCATCCAGTATCCAGTAGGAATAGAGGTTGTCTGAATACCAGTTTGGTTTGATCCATCCCAGTATGCAGGAGCAGAAATGCCATCTTGAATTACAATGATTCGATGCGATGGAGTTACCGTTACATCGCCACCAGTTGAAACCTGTGCGGTCTGGGTTGCTAGAGTAAAAACAAACTGATCTACGCTTGGATCAAGCTGGATATTTTTGAGTCGAAAATCTTCCCAGCTTTTAGGTTGAGTCAATGGGAATGGAGAGTAATAAACGCTGCCATTTACAGCAAAAACGACATAAGGAATTTCATCAGCAACAACACTAGTTCCATCTGGATTGAAAATCTGTGCTGGAACAACTTTTGTTACTCCATTTTGGACTATCGACTCGGATGCGTTAGATTGCTTGTTTGAAGAAAACAAAATGCCGCCTTGAAAGTTGCCGGGAGGCAGAGAAAGCCTCATAGAGTATCCCGGCCTAGTCTGGACTACTCCACCGCGAACAGAGCAGTTTACGGCCCATTTGATTTGATTATCAGGCAATGCCCAAGGATTGCGAACTGAGTTCACGCCTAGAAGCCAGCCAGACGAAGCCTTGACTTCTCTTCCTGAAGTAATCTGTGCGCTTTTCATTAGAACATTACTGGGTCTGCACCATCTCCCTCTGCGTAGCAAACGGAATTTATCTGCGGAACAACCATGGCGTGTCCATCAATACTCTCTTGCTGATTCTTTAGATAAGCAAAAGCAATCTGCCAGTATCGAGCCGATTGATCTGCGAAATCTTTATCTTCCAAATCGCAAGCGTGAACAGCAGTAACAATTGCTCGCTCTTGCTCAAGTGGGATGAAGTCATAGACGCTGGTGATGCTTGGAGTCTGGATACGATAAGAAATCCTAGCCCAAGCACAAGGTTTGCCAATGCGAATCCTGCGATACTGAGGATTTACTTCAGAAGGATGATACTGACCAATTAAGGTCATGTCATTGCTGCGGCCATAGTCGTAAGCGTAAAGCGAAACGTAACCCTCAGTGATAGGCTTATCTACTTGATAAACAGACTTGACGAATGTTGGTGGAGTTACGGAGTCAATAATGAATGTAGATTCATTGGTATTGCCGCTAGTCGTGTAAGAAATACGACCAACTACCGAAGTCTCATTCCTTGCGTTATTAACAGTATTGTATAGCTCAAACGAATCATTATCTATCCTGCGAGCATAGTATGTCGTTCCAGCAGTCAAGCCAGTTGGAAGAACATCTCCCTCTTTAGCGCGAGGAACAACAGCATCTCCAGTGTTGAACTGAGCTTGATACGCATCAATGCTAGTAGATGGCAGAACATTAAATTGACGAATAATATCAACGCTGAGTTGCCCAATGCCGGGGGTGGTTAGGCTCTGTAGTGTTGAGCCAAGATATACCTTGAACGAATTTCCAGATAACTTGATCGTATAATTGGTTCCAGCAAGAAGTGGAGATGGAAGTGTATTTGTAGTAGAGAATCTAACGACTTCATCCTCGTTCAAATACTGAATGCCACTAGGAGTGATTAAGTCTCCAAATGGAAGTGACTGGAATGCTTTTCTAAGAGCATAGTAAGACTGACCAGAACCAAAAGATGTAATAGTAATAAGTCCAGTAGAACCACCAGATATAGCATTTGCCTGAGAATTATAAACTCTTCCGGTCTCATCATTTATTTTATTTAGATAAAACGGAGTAACGCCATTATCAATAGATGGATTTGTATTTGGAAGGAGGTAATCAGTTCCAAAGTAAATCCTTTGTCCAGTAGAAAGATTATTAAATTCGCCTTCCCAATTATTATTGAACGTGACGCTAAATGAACGCGAAAGAGAAACAAAGAGAGACCCAGTTCCAGAGGATGTTATATTTACATCACTAAAATCACTATTCTTAACAGTAAAATTACCAGTAGATGTATTTAGTGGCGTTTCTGCTCTATACGCAGTTCCAGAAACAAGCGGAGACGGAAGGCTTCCTGTTGATGTGAAACTAATAAAAACACCAGTTGAGGGGGTTATTATAACAATAGGAGTAGATGTATATCCACTGCCAGATGTTATTGCTTTAACTAGAGTAACATTTCCAGATGTTATAGTTATTCCTGCATTTGATGCAGTTCCATTTGGAGATCCAGTAGCTGCAAATGTAAATGTAAGTGCAGCGGGATTTGCAATATAAGACTTAGGACTTGATCCAAGAACAGGAGACGCAGATGTTGTTGTTATTGAAAATTTAAATGTTGTTGCATCAAACACATCAACAACAAATGGAATATTTGCATATTGAGATGGAGAAACATCGCTAAATCTAATAACATCTCCAGTTGAGTAATTGTGGTTTGTTGATGTTACAACTGTTACAATATCAGAATCAACGCCTCTAGTCATTGAAGATATTGTTTTATTTATTATTGGAACAGATGTTATTGTTTTTTGACCATTTAAATATGTTGATAGCGGCCCAGTAACATTTGTTATTTCAATAATCTGCCCAACATCAAATCCATGAGGAGTAGTTGATGTTACTGTGGCAACCTGAGAAGAAACTGCTATGCTACTAGCATTTAGTGTTGTGCTATTAACTTCAGCAACTGCTGTTGCTCCAGACCCGCCTCCCCCAGTAATCTTAACTTGTGGAGAAGTTGTATATCCATATCCTCCAGATATTTTATTAAAATGAGAAACAAAAGATTTTGTTATGGTTGCAACAGCGGTGGCTTGTGATCCAGATATTTTTTGAGCTGTTATATCTGTGCCACCAGCAGGGCTTCCAAGAAGCGAGGATACGGAATATGTAAATGTTTTTGCTCCAGCATCTACAGCAATAATTGTTTTTGTTCCATTGAATCCGCTTGGAGACGCCCCGTCTACTATTACAGTATCTCCAGCAATGTATCCATGCGTTTCATTGGTTGTTGCTGTCGCAATTGTTCCTATATATGCAGTAGAAATTATTGTTCCAGTTGCTGGACTTACTGTTATTGTTGAAAGAGTTGTATATGTAAATGTATCATTATCTATTTTGTTTATAGTAAATGTTCCATTGTAATAAGATGGACTTGCTCCGCTTATTGTAACAACTTGATTGTCTGCATATCCATGATTATTAATAATGCAAGTTGCAGTAGTTCCAGAACCAGTAAGGTTTCCAGCAGAAATTGTTTCATTTGCTCCAACCTTTGTTATTGATGATACAGTCAGCAACTGCTGAACTGGCTGATCTATTGTTACCGTTGGAGCCTCGGTATATCCAAATCCGGGATCAGTTATTACAATATTAAGAAGCTTATTATTTATAGTATCTCTTATTGAGTATCCAGATGCTGTTTTTTGCTGACCATACAATGGGCTTTCTTCTGGAAGTATTGGTGGACTTGAGAATGTGACATTTGGATCTGTAACATATCCACTGCCTTGAGAAATAACACGGACAGATGTTACCGACCCAACCGTTACGGCTTGGAAATTAGCTCCAGTTCCAGATGGAGTATCAATATTCAATCCACTTGCGCTTATTTGCTGGCTTGTTCCTGTTATAGATGTTGCAGGGATTAGCTTTACAATAGAATTTGTTCCGCTACCAGAATCTTTAAGAACAATAGGATTAACAAGGCTAGTTGGAGTAGATGCAACAGCGTCAGCCTTGTTTTCGTGCAAAGAAACCGTAAATGGATCAATGATATTTACGAAGTAGTTCTGGTTTGCAATGAGTGGCTTTGGCAGGGTTCCGCTGGCAGTAAATGCCTGAACCTGATCTCCATTATTGTAGTAATGACGAACAGAAAATGTTAGGGTTGTCTGAGGGTCAATCTGTTTGCGAATATCTACTTCTAGCGTTCCGGGTGCAGGAGGCACAGGCCCAGTAGTTCCAGTAGTGTAAACTGGATTGATATTCTTTTTCGCATCATTCTCGCTCTCAAATACAGTCAGATGCGTTGCATCTTCAGCATTCGCATAGTAAATCGTTTCAGAATTAAGCGGAGAAGGCAAGGACTGTCCTGCTGGGAATGTAATTTGATTCGCCTCATCAAGCGTAAATGCAGGAGCAGAAGCCAATTCAAGGGCGGTTACAACTTGCGCTTCACGGCTATCCTTAAACTCCAAATTCCCGGCACCAACGATGCTTTGCAGGTTGATCGGATACTGCAATGCCTCCGCATTCAGAGGATCGTTGAAAAGTTGAACGGTGTAAGCATCAATTACTCCGATGTAGTATGTCTGACCATTCTCAAGAGCAACGGGGATCGTTCCAGTTATCGCAGTAACGCTCATTCCTTGACCAGAGGATAGGCCATGCTCAGTTGAAGACTCAAACAGGTTGATTGGAGTGATTGCAACGCTACGAGTCCTTACAGTCGCACCATCTGGAGTAATCGTTCCATAAGCAAAATCACTCTGTGAGTGAATTGGAACAAGCAAACCATCAACTCCAGTTCCGTTAGCAAGCTGGGAACGAATCGTTCTGTTGTTTTGATCCTTTCCAAGAACACGGATTGTCTTGCCAACATCATTCTCTAGTTCAGCTACAGCTACAAGTTGGGAAGGCTGAATGATGTCCATCAGCGTTGCAACATATCCTCGATCATCCCACGCCCACTCAACGGAATTAAACATTCCGCCTTTATTTACATGATATTGAAATAGACGATTGCGGAAATATGTTGGAGAACCATCAATATTAACAGCAAGCGGCACATCAATTCCGCGAGGAAGAGTAACCGTGCATTTGTCCCAACCCGTGCAGACATCGACATCAGCAACTGAATGAGTCCAATGTCCAGACTCCATTAGAGTTGCTACTGCCTGCTGAATCTTGCGAAAGATTTTACTTTCGTCAGTTGTTCCTAAGATTTCAGCGCATTCTTCAAAGATTTGAGAGACAAACATGGAGCGAAATTATCGCATCGAACCTTCTTGTGCAATACTTTTTAGAAAATCTTCGTCAGCAGGCATTGGCATTTCTTCAGCCATAGCTTTTTCAGCGGCAGGAGCAGTTGCACCACCTTGTTTTTGGGCATCAATTTCAGCTTTAAGAGCATCAAGTCCAGAAGCGAGCTGATTGAATAAGGTGTAAAGATTATCAAATGCATCAGATGGCATTTGAACCATAACTTTCCCACTATCAGCAGGAGCAGCCATTTCAGGTGTTGGTGCGGCCATTTCCCCCGGCATCGCTTCTGGTGTTGGAGTTGGAGCCTCAGTTGGAGGCATTGTTTTATCGGCCATAAAATTAATATTCGTTTTCTTCTTCGTTTTCTTCGCCTTCAGCTTCTTTCAAGCCTTTTTCAATAGCGTCCTCATCATCTTCCTTTTCCACTTCATCAGTAGAAGTCATTTCAGAGACTGATTCTGGCTTAATTCCGCAAATCTGAAGTTCAACGCAATGCCGTTTTACTTCCTTACCATCACGCATCATGGTTTCTTTTTTTTCCATGACTTTTTTAAAGTGAATCATAGCAGTTCCTTCTTTAGGCAGCTTGCTCAATCCTTCAGCGTTATCAAAGTAAAGAGAAGGGTAGTGAATGGATTCAGACTCCTTTACTTCCATTGCAGGCTTAATTTCCATGGATTGAACTTTTTCCCCAAGGTCAATGAATCCATCAGGAAGATCGGCTTTTTTATTGGTGTATGGCATAAGGTTAGATTTATAATGTTTTTTACTATTGTGTAAAAAGAAATTGTCAAGAAAAGATTATTTGACCTGCCAGTCTCTAATTACAATATTGTTTGGCTTATTTCCTTTAACAATATTGTTTGATGCAAGATCGTTTGGGTTTTCACTTGATCCAAATGGTTTGCTGGTATCTCTTGTTTTAAATTTATTTCCAGCCATGTAAAAATATTTGATAAATTTTGACCTCGATCCAAGCCAAATAGCAGGATGAAGAATCTGATTCAATCTATCGGAAATAGCATTACTGTATTTGAATGTATTATTCAGAATCTTATTAAAACTAGGAGTCTGATGCCTGATTGTTCCTCCTTCTCCTAAATTCCTATAAAGATAGATTCCACCAAAATCAAGATATTCAAAAGTATTGTTTTGAATTGTATTGTATGCTGAACCATCAACAGCAATAGCTTCTCTTTTAGTTTTAGTTTTAAAGGTATTATTCTGAATTATATTGTATGCAGACTCGCAATCTAAATATACCGCAACAGATTCTGCCGATCCTGTTATCTCGCTATTTTGAAGAGTGATTCTTGTGCATCCCGGAGCAACATAAAATGGAGTTCTTTTATTTGCTTTGATCTTGATATTATCAAAAATAATATTTTTTGGAGCTACGGATTGAGCATGGTCTGTATGGTTTTTGTTCTTAGATGATTTTTTAACTAATTCAGCTTCTCCATTTGAACCTAATCCAATTATTCTTACAGAACCATTAACAACAAAATTTTTGATTGTAATATTTTCTGGAACAAACCAGTTGTCTCCTTGCTGAATAGATTTTACCAACAAGCAATCGTTGCCTTCCAATACTTTTCCATTACCATCTATTACTTGATTGTTAGCACTGCTACCTTCAATGATAAATGTAATATTACTCATTATCCGTCAATTTTTGTAATCATAAACTGACTTTCATTTAAATTTACATTGATTTTTCAATTAACAAATAACTATTTGTTAAATCTATATTTAGCGAACCGCCTGAATTTTGGAATGCAACTACATTGATAGAATTTCCAGCATCGCAATACATAACAGCACTTATATTAACGGTTGTTGGCGAAGATGCCGTTCCTTGAATACTTGAGTTATATTCGTTAATTGGGGTTATTCCGTTTCTAGCTATTGTTATTCTGCGAAGACCTGTTGCGTTTGCTGCAAATTGAATATTTGCAGTAACCTTGTAATTACCCGGAGTTTTCACATAAACATCTGTATTGTTTATAGAAACATTATGTAACCTTTGCGGGTCGGAAATATTTTTATTAAATTGTATAAATGTCGAATCGTTATTAGGAATGCTTTGGTTTCCCGTTCCAGCAATTAAAGTTATATTTGGTCCAAAATTATTTGATGATCCATTGAATACAATTCCTTCAGAAGCACTACAATATTCAATTGTATTTGCTATTGATTTATTATATCCGAATGTTGGATTTTCAGGAAGTGTTACATCGCAGCTATATGCATCAGTTGTTGTTTGCGGGGTATTAGTATCTGTTACTTCGCAATTAATTATTCTAATACCATTAGGCCAAGGCGTTGTTGGATCATTATTCCCAACTAGTCTAAAACCTGTTCCTTTTGAATTAACAACTTTGCAGTTATTTACATTTATTCTTGATGTATAATATATCCATTGTTTAGACGGGTCTAATGGAATTGCAAGCGACTGTGATCCAAAGAAAAATCCAGATAATCCCGGATTATTTGCAATGCATCCAGTAACAATTCCATCGTGAGTTACATTCTTAAATGCAAACCCTAGTATTCCAGCATTATTTGCAGTGCATCCGCTAATTGTAAAGCGGCGGTTTCCCTCCATATATGATGGTGAAGAATCGCTAACCCCTCCAGAAAAATCATAACATTGATCCGTGCTAGTGCTATTACACCCAATAATTGTGCAGTCTCTAACTTCTGTAAATAGAAAGCCCCGACTCCATTTTATTATTGGTGTTCCAGCTATTACACATAAAAGATTATATGCATTACAATTGCTTACAATGAAATTAGCGCAATCCCCAATATCATACCCATTCATTATATCATTTGTAGGGTCTGGCGTGAATGCTGCTGTGCAGTTGTGGACAAGGCATCCATCTATAACAAATCTTTTTGAATTATGCACTCGTATTCTGCTTCCATTTCCATCCCCTGTAACTGTAATATTTGATATACGGAAATTTTCATTATACGAACCAGCTACATTATAAACTAGTAATGCGTTTTTGCTACTATCATCATCTGCTCCTGTGTTCTGGACATTGCCCATATCGAATGAGCAGTTCTCAATAAACCAATTATTAAGATTGTATATGCGCAATGTAGCAACACTTGGTGTGGTTGGGGCTAACTGAATAAAGTTAGCATTTTGTAATCCAACAATAGATGTAGGAGTGCAACTACCAGAGATTCCATATGTCCTTCCACCACCATCAACTGGCCTTCCGCTTTCTAATGCCAATTTAACTGCCGCTAAATCATTTGTAGTTCCATTACCAACAGCACCGAAATCCAATGGGCTTACAAAGTCAGTAAAACGATTTTCAAGAGTTCTTGCAGTAGTTGATCCAGTTGCTGTAATTGGAGCAATTACATTTTGTGTTGCTTTAGTTAATGGCATAATTTTAGTTTTTTTATTTTAGTTATTTGTTTGTTAAGCTATTGATAGTGATATTATTGTTATTTCTGATCCCGATGGTATTGGTGTCGAGAAAGTTAATGTTCTTGGGATAACATTGTCAATTGTATAATTTGTTGATTTTTGATAAACTCCATCAATATGAACCAAGTAAGCTGGCGAAAGTATAGACAATCCTCCAGTAATTGAAAATACTGTTTGAATTCCATCGCCAGTATATGCCCATGCGCCACCGAAATTTGTAGGCGGCAATACCCCAGTCGCGCCTGTCGAACCTTGGGTTCCAACTCCCGTAGCACCAGTAGAACCTTGCGTTCCAACGCCAGTCGCGCCTGTCGAACCTTGGGTTCCAACTCCTGTCGCGCCAGTTGCGCCTTGAGTTCCTATACCAGTTGCACCTGTCGGGCCACCACTTGGCCCAGTAGCACCTTGAATTCCAGTTGCTCCTGTTGCTCCACCGGGAGTTCCCTGCGATCCAGTCGCTCCAGTCAACCCAGTTGCACCAGTTGAGCCAACATCTCCAGTAGGTGCAATATACCAATATGCGTAAAATCCAGCACCTTCTATTCGATCAACTTGAATTTTAACTTCTGTATTATTAACTTCTAAAACAACTCCTTCAACATAATCAAATGGATATGCAGAAACCGCCGTTGCCCTCAACCGAGTTCCATAATCCCATCCAACATTGGTTGGAACATAAGAAAATTCTTTTATTCCTCCACTAATATTATTTTGAGTAAAAGATACAACATTTAAAACTTCAGAAATTCCAGTTGCACCAGTGCTGCCCTGCAAACCAGTTGCACCAGAAATTCCGTTTAAAGAAATAATAACAATTTCTGATCCAGAAGGAACAGGTGAAGACATTGTTAAGATTGCTCCGCTTATTGAGTAATTATTGGGGTCTTGAGTTACCCCATCAATATTTACTGAATAAGCTAATGGATTATTTGTAGTATTGCCAGAAATATTAAATACAGTATTATTACTTCCTGTGTATGCCCACCGGATTCCGCCGAAAGGCCCGGCAGAGCCTGCAACCCCAGTTGCTCCAGTCAATCCTGTAGCCCCAGTTGAACCCGCTCCAGTTGCACCAGTTGCGCCTCTAACTCCGGTTGATCCAATAACGCCCGTGGCTCCTGTAGAACCAAATCCTGTTGCGCCTCGCGGCCCAATCAAGCCAGTTGCTCCAGAAGCTCCAATTAATCCTTGAATTCCAGTTGCGCCAGTTGAACCAATAATTCCTGTTGCGCCTGTTGCTCCAGCCCTGCTGGAAAGTTCAACAACAACCATTTGCGTTCCAGTTGTGAGAGGAGTTGTTGAAGTAAGAACCCTTGGTAGAGTTGTCGAAATAGTATATGTCAATGGATCTTGAACAATTCCATTCCGAGTTACAATATATCCAACTCGATTTGGTTGATGCGCTCCCGGCAATGGGAATGTTGTTTGCCCACTTCCAGAAAATCCCCAACGCAAAAATTCTCCACCAGACAAATATTCATCAAATAATCGAAGAAGATAACAAAGCAATCCTTCTCCCTCTTCTCTTGGAATACTATCTGCTTCGGCAGTATTATTTGGGTCGCAAGGAATATCCCAAACAACCCGTCCATTGACAACAGTCTTGTTAATGGTTCCATAAAGAGCGTAAACAAGATTTGAAATAAGCGACGGAACACTTTCAGGCGAAACCTGAGGATATGGAGTGTCTGGGCAGCAGGTGTTGCTGTATGTGGAATTATTGCAATTGCAGGACATAATTTCTTTGATTTAATTGTTTGAAATTATTTTGTCAAAACATATCAAGACATTTTTTCCATTTCTTCATAGCTTTCCGCCAGAAGCGTCCCCATGTCTTCGACTGCTTCCTCCTCAAGATCGGGGAATCTTGCATGAAGCAATTCATGGCACAAAACATTCAGCATTGACCTTTCGCATTTCGGATTGATGAAAATAGTCCGACTTGCATAGTCACAAATTCCATCATTATCAACTCCGTTTGTCTTTCCTGCGTGACCTATTCGTATTTTCCATGTCTTCCCGTTTATTGATTTTTTGATTATTTTCTTTTTCATGGAATTTGTAATATGGAACGCTTCTAACCGCACCCCTTTTAACTATGAATTTTTTTTGAGTGACATAACCCAATTCTTTACCTTGCTTAATTCTTTTATGAACTAATGTTTTGCATGCATTCCATTTTTTCAATAAATCCTCAACGCAATACCATCCTTCGGGGATTTCCTCTACAAGACAGGTTTCTTGTTGAATAATTTTAAGAAAATCATTTGGCGTCATGAAAGCAGAGTTGTGTTGGAAGTTTATTTCCTTTTTTAATGTTATTTTTAAATTGGAAGTCTCCACACATCTCCTTTTGCTCTTTGTGTGATTTGTAAAGATGATTGATGCAGCGACTCGCAATACTCTCCCCACAACCACCCCTGACACCAACTGAATGTGCTTCTGCGATTTTTTGCATACTCCAATGCTCCGCGAGCAGTCAGGGTTCCAATATTATAGCAAGTTCCTCCGTGATATGTTCTGGCATTTTGAATTGCCACACGATGGGTATGCCCCATGATTATCTTGCGCCTGCTCCTATCGCAGTATTGCTCCGCCATGTCTCTAGCCGCTGATTCTCCATAGCAAGTTCCGTGAGTAAAACCCATATCGGAAATATCAACAATTTGTTCGATTCCTGAATATGGAATGAGACGAGCCTTGAGTTTTTTTGATGTGTCCTCAATCGCGCAAACAATCTTGTGAGCGCAATATTGTGTTACAGCATTCTTACTATTTGTGAGCTTCCAAGCGCGATCTTCATGGTTTCCGCAAAGAATATATGGGTCTTTGCAACCAGCCATGAGTTCCCGCAAGTGCATTAGTCCAGTATCAATGTCTGGAGTTACTTCATCTCCGTCATTTCCAGACCCCGCGCCATTACCCATTAGAGCTGACATATCAATAAAGTCACCAAGATGAAGTATTGTGTCTGGTTTATATTTTTCCTTAAATGACATTACTGCTTTCCACGCTTCGGAATCGCAATAACGGGCATGTGTGCAAGAAACTGCTAACACTTTTTTCCATCTGTGTGCAATATTAGCCATATTTATTTATATCTATGCGATACTTGGATTAATCCGAATCAAATCTTTTACAAGCGTTTTTTTTCTAGTTTTTTTCCATACGCCATCTCCGAATAGCGAATCCCTATCGCCTCTGCCATTGGTATTTCCCTCTACCACTTGAATAGATGAACCATCATCGCTAATAACAATGCCAACATGGGAGAAGTCGAATGTGACAATATCACCGGGCATCGCTACATCTTTTTCAGTAAAAATCTTGGTTGTGTTTGGTTTGTTTTTTGCCCACTTTGTTAGGCCGTAAGCAAGGGCTGTTTTAGGTCGCCAGCTTTCAGGAGTGCTTTTCTTCAGATTCAACCATCGAATAGCTTGCGGGTTGTTTAGCCACTCTTTAATGCACCAATCAACAAAGGCTGCACACCAAGGCCAAGCGGCAGGAGCAAGTTCTGTTGCGGATTGATATTCGCGGATTCGATCACCACGATTATTTCCTCCAACTTCACGGACTCCAACTTCGTTTTGAGCTATTTCAACTAGTTTATCAATCATGGCTAAAAATCTGTTCCTCCTTTGATGTTAATTTTTGGCGGGATCAACGAAATATCTTTTATTCTAATGCTAGAAATTAATCTAATGATGAATGATCTGTCATCCACTACTGGCAGAATTTTTATTGTATTGTCTGGTATTTTTACTTCCTCGAAAGGAATATTTGTAACTAAAAAAGCTGCCAATAAAGGCATCATGCTTTTTTAGCTTTGCGAACTTCAGCTTTAGGATTAAACGCACCTCCCGGCTTCGTCATCTTAATCTTTTTCCTAGCATTCATTCGCCCATAAACAGCCAGAAATGCACCAATCGCATCCATTGAGATAATCACTATTTCTGTAATCTCATGGCTAACGATGTCAACATTAAAATGCCGTAATACTTGAGACAAGATCATCACAAAAATACCGATGATCGTGCGAGACTGGAACCAGTATTTTTCTTCCATTAAGAGCGAATTTTGGAAAGTGCCAATTCAATAGCAAGATTGATGGTTTGACTCCCCGCATCAATTCCTTCTTGAGTAGCAATAGTCTTGATTTTTCTAAACGCATCATGGCGTTTTTGCGCACCAGTCTTTTCATCATCAGTAGCAAGAGACTGGACAACTTCAAGGGCGATTGGAAGAACTTTAGAAAGAATATCAGCAACTGAATGCTGAAGGATTGGGCCAATAAACTCAAGAACAGTTTTGCTAGTTCCGGTTAGCCAGCCAATAATTTTCTTAATCATGGTAGTTTTATCCTACTTATCTTTTTTCAGTTTTGCAAGCATTACATAAATGGAGACCCATGCGGCAATAATTGCACTAACTGAAGCTAAAACCCTAAACCAAACATCTAATTCTGGGAGCATAGAGATCATTACAGCAAATACACTAAATACAGTGCCAGCATATCCAGTTCCATGTGATGCTATGTTGCTATCGGGAGTCATTAATTTATATTGTTTTGGGTTTCCATATTTTCGTTCATGATATTATCCTACGATAATATAAATTGTATTTGCGTTGGGCGTTACGATTAAATCGTATCCAGCTTGCGTGATTTGAACGATATTAGAAAGTTGAGTCGCACCCGTAAGCCCAGTAGTGTCTGATAGAACAATATTTGCTGGCGTTACCCCAGTTGCTCCCGTCGAGCCTTGTGTTCCTACTCCCGTAGCCCCCGTAGCTCCATCTGCTCCCGCAACGCCAGTCGCGCCAGTCGCGCCTTGCGTTCCGACTCCAGTAGCTCCAGTTGCCCCCGTGCTTCCTTGTTCTCCAGTCAAGCCTGTTGCTCCCGTGGAGCCTTGACCGCCTGTAAGACCAGTAGCACCAGTCGCACCCAACTGACCATACATTACTTGCGTTGCAGTAAGAATGACAGATGGAATTGCTGGTGCAGGAGCGAGAGCAGGAGCGTATTCAAGCGTAATTCCAAGGTTATTGGTTTTCCAGAAAAGCTCAAGATATTCGCCAGCTAGAACTTTAAGAACATAGTTTACTGTTCCAATCGCCCGTCCATCAGACCCGCCATGAGATTCTACAACACTCCACTGAGAATCGGTATCAGCGACATTCGTTCCATTTTTCTTGAGCCAGATATTTGCATCGTGGATTTGGTTATTTGAATTGTTCCACTGAACAGAAAATGTGATGGAATAGACTCCAGTGTATTGGAAGGTAATTTGACTATTGGCAACAATTGATACGCCGATAGAATCTGGATCGGTATTGTTGTAAGTAATCGGATATCCAGTATTGATGGCAGTAGCGGATTGCGGTTGAGTTGACCAGAATGATCCCCAATATCCAGATGCTCCACCAGCACCAGTTAATCCTGTAGCTCCGACTAATCCCGTGGCTCCCGTAGCACCGCTTGCGCCAATGCCTGTAGCACCTGTAGCCCCATCAACGCCAGAGACTCCTGTCGCACCTGTCGATCCTGTAGCTCCATCTGCTCCAGCAATACCCGTGGCTCCAGTCGAGCCTGTATCGCCAATAACGCCCGTAGCTCCTGTAGAGCCAGTTGCCCCGACATCACCTTGTGTTCCTGTAGCTCCAGTCGCTCCATCTACACCAGCAATACCTGTAGCTCCTGTGGCTCCTTCAAGACCAGTTGCTCCAGTGGCCCCTCTAACCCCAGTCAATCCCGTAGCACCAGTCGCGCCCGTGGCTCCGAGATCGCCAGTAGCTCCTGTGGCTCCAACATCACCTTGGACTCCAGTTGCTCCTGTCGAACCAGTTGCTCCATTTGTTCCAGAAATTCCTGTCGCGCCAGTTGAACCAGTCGCTCCATCAAGTCCAGCTATCCCTGTTGCTCCCGTGGAACCAGTTGCGCCATCAACGCCAGAAATTCCAGTTGCCCCCGTCGATCCTGTCGCTCCCGTGGCTCCGTCTGTTCCAGAAAGACCAGTCGCACCTGTGGCTCCGTCTGTTCCTGCTGTTCCAGTAGCTCCCGTGGCTCCATCTGGGCCTGTAGCACCACCATCTGCCACTGGTGTCCATGAAGCATTTATTGAACCCGGTGTTGGAGGGTATCCGGGGTTAAGTGGGTTTCCCGTCCTGTAATAATAACCGCCTTGAAAAGTAACTGCCGCTCCAAGATTATAGGAAGCACCATTGTCATATACTGTCGCTGGCAATGTCCAAGGTGTTGGCCCTTGGATTCCCGTGGCCCCTGTGCTTCCATCATTTCCTGCAACTCCCGTGGCCCCAGTTGTTCCCGCTCCGATTGGCCCCGTGGCTCCCGTAGCACCCGTTGGGCCTCCAGATGGGCCTGTGGCCCCAGTTGCCCCAATTGCTGCGGTGGATTGACTTCCAATGAAGTCAAGCTTTCCAGTAAATGGGTTAAATGTGAGTGCCATATTTTATTGTTCCTTTTTTTAAATTATTTTGTCAAGCAGTTATGTCAGGGCCAACAGGCCAAGATAAGCC